CTCTTTAAGTATTTAGGACCATCGTGGTATGCGGACGTTGACGACATAGGTGTATTAGAATGCATACATCTCAAGGAAGCTGGATACAAGATAGGGTTTCGGGCGTTGGAGTACAAGTTAAGTTTTGAGGACAACATGACAGCGATGGTTTATATGTCAATGAATTAGGAAGGGGTTGAGGGCTATGAAATTGAAGGCTGTTAAGGTTATAGTTAATATTATTTTAGAAAAGCTATTGGCCCCTATTTTAGGGATTATGAAAGAAGAAGAAGCCAGGGCGTTAGTGAACATCGAATCCCGTGTATTGGCGTTATTCACGAAAGAGCTTACATGCCAGAAGTAATGCGCCTACTACTTGACATCCTTTCAGTGATAGCTAGTGTGACGCTAGGCGTCTTTGTCATCATTTTCATATTGTACGATTTAGGGATCAAGTTCCTGATCGATTCTTCAGGGGGTAGTTGATTATGCATATAGAGTTAGGTTATGTTGCTGGGTTCTTCGTGGCTGGGGCATTAGCGGGAGTATTTCACCAGCCTGCAATTTTCGTAGCCTATACCTTATTCGCGGCAAGTGTTTTATTATTAGGAAAATGATTCCATTATGACAACCTCAGAACAGAATCAATCATATTGGGCTCAGCGCATCGAATCATGGGGTTTTGACCCATTAAAGTTTGTAAACGATAATTGGCCCAAGGTAACGGTAACAAATCAACAGGCGGGCATTTTAAAGGCCTCTGGAGAGATTACAAGGGCGAAGGTGTTCTCGGCTAGTGGGATGACCATTCCCGATGAGATGAAGGAGATGGCCTCGAAGAAGGGTATCTCTGTTCGTTCAGGGCAAGGGATTGGGAAAGATGCGGTAGCTGCTTGGTTGATCATGTGGTTCCTGTGCGTCAATCCTTATTCAAAGGTAATGGCGACTGCGGGGACAAAGACACAGATACGGGACGTACTATGGTCAGAAATTGAGAAGTGGGTACGGTTAAGCAAAGAGGGGATGGAGGGTGAATCTTTCGTTTCATCGTTATTAGAGGTGCGGGCTGATAAAGTGGTGGTCCGGTCTAATGATGATTCAAGGAAAGACGGGAAAGAGTGGTTTGCGGCTGCACGCACCTGCGGGGCTAACTCGAACAAGGAAGCGCAAGCGGGTACGTTGCTCGGCCGACATTCTGATTACCAGTTATTCGTATTTGACGAAGCGGCGATGGTGCCGGATGCTGTATGGACCCCGGTGCTGGGTACGATGACGGGCTTATGCAACTGGGCTTTGGTTATATTCAACCCTGTTCGAAATACTGGGGAAGCAGCCAAGACGCATAAGGACAACAAGGGCAGTTGGGTTTGCCTTCACTACAATTCGGAAGAGAGTCCGTTGGTTAGCCGGGATTCGTTAGCGGCACAGGAGTTACGGTTCCATGGAAAAGATACTGACGATTACAGAGTTTTTGTGCGTGGAGAGTTTCCGGTTGGTGACAAGAATCAGATTGTCCCATTTGAATGGGCTTACGAGGCAGTGGATGCTCAATTTGACACCACAGATAACGATCCATTAAAGGTAGGACTAGATGTTGGAGCCGGACGAGACTGTTCTGTATTGGTTGCTCGAAAGGGTCCTATTGTTAAGGTTATTGAAAGATTTTCTAGCCCAGACTCGAACGAAGTAGTGGCTTGGGCTGCCTCAAAGATCATGGACATTGAAGATGTCTGTGGTGAGAAGCCGGACGAGATAGCGATTGACAAGGGTGGAGTGGGTTGGGGGCCGTACAATTCGCTACGCAAAGACTTGCCAGGGTATAAGGTAGTGGGTGTTCATTTCGCCGGATCTCCGGACGACAAGGAACGCTATGCTCGCAAGATGGACGAGATGTGGTGGAGGATGAGGGAAGCGTTCCAAAACAGAGAGATCAGCATACCGAACGATGAGCGGTTGATATTGGACTTGACGGGTCGCAAAAAGCCTGAAGGCGTTGGTAAAATTAGAATCCAGTCCAAGTCCGATATGAACTACTCACCAGATGCTGCGGACGCATTGGCGTTGACCTTTAACAGACCGGACAAGTTATGCTCAAGGAATAAGAAGCACTCGGTTGACGCCTACCTGCAATATGCAGAGGATGATTATTTTTTAGAGGGGAAGAAAAGCCTCTCCTGGATGTCAGTATAAATTTACGTGGAGGTGAAGTAAATGAGCAAAATAGTTGATACGAATAACCATGAAGACTGGATGAAGAGTACGAAGCTGCCCGAGGGTACGGAGTGCGGAATGATGGGCGACAAGCAAGCGTCTACTCCCCGCTAATAACTTTACACACACCAAATTAACCTTAGCATAGTCTAAAGTATTGGAAAATCACCGCGATTAGCGGATTAGGGTTATTAACAGGAATTGTTTTGGGCGGGCGCGGGAACACCCGACGCCCAAAATTAAATTATCAAAGGAATCAAATAATGGAAACCGGTCTTTACAGTTCAACCAGATACGGAACACAGGGTCATTATCATATATTTTATTTAAAGCAAGATGGAACCGGCTATTCAAGTAAGAATGCCGGTCATAACCATATATGCAAGTTTATCCCCACACAACAACCTGAAGTCGACCCACAGACGGGCCAACCCTCCGGACAAGCCATCCCAGAACACTGGGCGATTGAACCAGTGTCTTCAAGTGGAACATCCACCCATATTCACGAACTTCGCAACATTGACCTCCCAGAAAAGGACTCAAAAGAAACTGATAGCGATTTAGAAATAGTGCAGACAGTTCGCTCAAAGTATAAGAAGGCGTATGAGCATGAACGCGAATCTATTATGAATGGCAAAGAGTCGAAGGAAATGAAGAAGGGCAACCTTTGGGATGATGACATTCGGAATAAATTACAAAAAGACGACAGAGCCATTATTGAAATAAACGAAGCCAAGGCAAAGCTCGACGCCCTGTCTGGCTACCAGAGACGCAATAGGCTGGATCCATTTATCCGACCGATGGAAAATGGGGACGACTATGTCTCCATGATTTACAATGGCTGCATCAATCGTGTGCTTAACAACACAGACTATCTATTTCAAGAATCGCTAGCATTTGAGGATGCGATGGACGTTGGAAGGGGACTGATTCAACTTGAGATTGATCAGGACGATGACATTAAGGGCAAGATTAAACTCACAAGATGCGAGTGGGACGACGTAGTCTTCGGCCCTCACAACAGCCTTGATTTAAGCGACTGCGAGTTTCTTGTAAAGTCGAAGTGGGTATCACTTGACAAATTAAAAGAGATTGCACCTGACAAGGCAGAAGAAATTACGACAGAATACTTAACTGCCATGCAAGAAACGAAGTCGAGTGGCTATCCAGACGACAATTACCAGCATCCAGATAACCGGTCCGACACAACTGATCAGCTTATGCAGGATAGCGATTTTGTGAATATTAACGATAAGAAATACCGCATGATGGAGCTTCAACAGAAGACCCTTGAGCCTGTTGAGATTTTCTCCAACACGGAAGACGACTTTTTCCTTCCAGTTGAGATTTCAAAATACATGAAAAAAGAAGACCTCGATAGCCTGCGCGCATTAAAGGGTTTCGAGGTTATTAAAAAACGCAGACGCAAACTGAAGATTACAGTGATTGCCGGAACTACGGTTGTTTCAAGTAAGTTCTCTCCACTGGATGAATTTACAGTGTTCCCTATTTATGCAAACAAGGAGAAGGATTTCTTCTGGGGGAAGATGCATGAAGTAAAGGGTGCGATTAGGGAATACATTAAGCGTCACTCGCAAATAGCCGACTGGGGGAATCGCGAGGCCGGAAGCAACCCATGGGTATATTCATCCGATACATTCGAAAATGAAAAGGATGAAAAGAACTTTTTAAAGAACGCTGGAAAAGCTGGGGCGATTATTAAGGTTCGCGACATGCAACACCAGCCAGAGTGGAAGCACAACCAAACGTCTGCTGCGGAACTCATTCGCGCAGAGGAATTGCTTGGGAGTAAGGTTGGTCAATTATTAAATGTAAACGACAGCCTCATCGGCGCAGCAGGAGCCAATGAGTCTGGCACCGTGTTTCAGGCCAGGCAGTTGGCGGCATTGATGGGTAACGAGTACATGTTCGACAACCTCTCTTTGATGAAGAGAAACTTGACGAAAATGATTATGAAGTCAATCCGGATCCTGTGGGAACCAGAAGACATTCTTGATATGCTTGGGTTATTGAATCAGGATAAATTTGACCAGATTAACGTTCAATACCTTGTGACGAAGTTAAAGGAAGCAAAGGATGAATACTATCGTGTTGTAATTGACGAGAGCAAGTCTAGCCCTACCCGTCGTTTGGCGAACCTGCAAATTATGATGGAACTATTTAGATCAGCACCGGGAAGCGTTTCAATTGCTCTTATCGCATCTCTTATGGACTTGCCTCCAGACTTAAAGTCACAATGGATGCAAGAGCTTCAACAGTCGCAACAGGCGGCAGCCCAGGATCAACAGCAATCGTCCAATTCAGAAATCGAAAAGACAAAGATAGCCGCACAACCAAGAGTGATGGCGATCCAACTACAACAGCAGAAGATGCAAATGGAGATGGGTATGCGAAGCCAGGTTAGACAAGCAATCAATGGAAATCAGTAGACAGATCCGTACTCAGGTCAGTAAAAAAAAATAATAGGAGGAAGAAAGATGAAGAAAGTATTGGTTTTATTGGTGCTATGTGGAATTGTTGCGATGGCAATGGCGGATACTTCTCCATTGATGAAGAATTATTTAATTTCAACTGTTACTGCGAATGCTACCCCATACGCTGTCGTTACCATTACAAACAACAGCAATGCTGGGTATCCTGTTATCTTTGTTGATCAGGATTGCTATTTTACCGACAATGGATGGACACCAAGCGAAGTCAACGGGTTGATTTCCGCTAAAACGTGGATGACCCTCCCATATAAGAAGAAGGGCTCTACCGTTAAACTTCTTGCTACTTCAAACACGGCGAATGTTGTCTACAAGCTAGTGGACTACATTCAAAACTACTAATCAGGAGGAATAAAATAATGAAAAAGATTCTTGCGATTATTTTGATTTTAACGTCAGCAACAATGCTAACATTCTCCTTCTATGATGGATCTTCAGGAGGCGGTGGCGGAAGCGGAGTCGGAGTGGTTGGAACACCAAAGCAAAACGATGTTCCTCTTTATAATTCAACTGGTAAATATTGGTTTCCAGGATCTGTCTCTATCAACGCAAAGGGAGACAAGGGGGACACGGGAGCGGTAGGGGCACCTCTAATAAACAAGGGTACTTGGAGTGCGGCATCGTATTCCCCAGGAGACTATGTCCAGTCTACTGGTTCTATTGTTACATGGAATACAATCTGGGTTATGACTGACGTTTCGACATATTCATCTTCGGTTATTCCGAAGGATGATTCTTCTCATTGGACTGAATTTGCAGGTGTCAAGGGTGACACAGGAGCAGCTGGAGCCGCTGGGCAAACTGGATCACAAGGAATTCAAGGAATTCAAGGAGTCCAGGGGATTCAGGGAAACACTGGACCAACTGGACCAACTGGGTCGCAGGGAGTTCAGGGCATTCAGGGTGTGACTGGCGACCAAGGGGTTCAGGGGGTGCAAGGCGTACAAGGGCCAACCGGGAACGGACTAACTGGAAAGGAAGTGACTCTGAACTTTTACGGTGGAGTTTCCATTAACGGAACGGTATCAGCAAATTCATTCAAGGGAGACGGATCGGGACTTTCCAACCTTCCCGCATCTGGCATAACGGAGGTAAGCGCAGACGCAAGGTATGTAAGTCCGAACTACTACTCTTCTATACAGGTTCCATCGATCAACATAAATGGACAATATACTATTAAAAATTTCGGAAACAATACAATCGCATTAACTGCAACAGGTGTACCTGCTGCAGCAGGTACCGGACGAGTGATTATCGGGTTCAATGCTGGCGCAAATTCTGGTGCGGCAGGATCTCATAGTGTTTATATCGGAGAGAATTCCGGTCGATACCAGACGTATACATCGGCATACAACACAAACATTGGGTATAACTCCGGTTACTCCCAAGGAGGCACATTTTCTCAGAAGGGGGACGTGTGCATTGGTAATGTTACTTATTCTGGAGGATCTGGCCAGTCATATTCGAACAACGTATTCATTGCTGCAGCTGGGGATGGGAATGGAGG